GCTACTACTAGTTTCAGGCATAATACATAAAATCGCTCTCCTTATCTGCCCATTGTTGCCATGTCATAGTACCATGAGGGGGTCTATGGGAATCTCGATCAAAATGATTTCTACGCAATAATGTCTTTCGAGACGGAAATACTCCTTTTATTTGACGTATTCCAACCTTATAATAATACTTCCTATCCTCATCTACCCATTCTTGCAATCGATCTCGCAACTCTCCCTCATTCTTAAACAACAACAATGACTTATTGTAAGTGAGCTTATACATAAACAACAGAGAATCATACGTTATAGGCTCTATTCCCAATGAATCATAGGCCAACCCTATCAATCGTGCCAAGTTCTTACAAAATAAATCTTTATTATCCTTGGGAACGGCCATCCGCCACTTATACTGAATAAAAGGCCTCCATGGCACTATCTTAGCGACTTCGGGGTCTGTCAAGTGGATATTAAAATTTTCAGCTAGTATCCAGGACCTCTTCAAATAACTCGGCCCCTGATACACCACCTCCATCACTTGACTATTCTGGACCCGCAAATATGTTACTAAGGAATAATACTTATTACGAGTCTTAAACACCATGTGATACACCTGTGTTACATACTCACAAAACCGATCTATCCCTATTAGCGCATCCAAGCTTCTAGGATAGGCATAAACAAAATCATCTCCCGTAATCAACATTACCAGCCTCCTAGCGGCCAATGCTCCCCAAATCAGCTTTCTATCAGCAGGAGTCGACACCCTCATCTTATAGAATACAAATGTCAAGAACATCATTACCCCCACTATCCATGAATCTCCATGTGACGTCTCCAAACTACCAGATGGCATAACACCTAACAGAAAAACAAAATCTTTCAACCAACGAACACATTTTCCTGCCAATTGCTCTGCACACCCCTCCAAAAGGTATTGATACATACGATACATATGAGTATCCTCTTTCACAATCCATAAGGATCCCATCATCATATATAACATCAACATCATAGAATTGATGCTCAAATCCAATGACTCCACATCTCCATCAGCTATCATCATAGTTCCGCTCTTCGATTTCAAATAGGTCTTATTAATTGTCTGAGCATCATTATACCCCAATTCTATCTCATCATACGAGTCCATTTCATCTCCAAATAATTGTAAGTATTTCAAATATGCTCCTCCTTCTGTCCATTTGGCACCAATATCTATATGTACCGTACTATTTCTAGCATGCTTAGCACTAAGAGACCCATCCAATCGCAACTCAAAACTATCCGGAGCATAGGTCCTCTCCTGATGGCGTGTCTTAAACAATACATGCAAGCCCGAATCCCCACTCATGAAAAACAACCGCACTTTCTTATAAATCTTCTCAACCATATCATCCCCAATGTCTCCAAAATCTATCCCTGACAATCTTTGTTGCTTAACAGACAAAGAAATTATATGGCGAATCAAATCCTTCTCTATAGGCACTTCATTTCGGGTAGCTTCAAAAATCTTAATCAACTGTATAATAACTTCCCCCAAAATGATATGCTGAGCCTGTTTCTTCGTGGGTGATGACGTGAACTTCACAGTCATTCCTTTCAATTCCACATCTTCATATTTCGGATACTTCCTCAACGACGACTTACTCTTCGTAAACTTCCAATACTTCAAATCTCCTATTTCTAATGTGAATCGAATTGGTTGCAAATCCACACAATAAGCATAATAAAACTTTAGAGCACAATGAGTGTCATTGAAATCATATGCTGCATCCACTCCCGTATGCATCTTAAACATTTTCAATAATCGAGCTTCCAAACCTATAGCAGGATTATACTGGGCATCAGTCACATAAGGGTAATGATACGTTCCCCCAAAAGCTAAATTGTAGATTGACAACTTCCTCATACATAAAACTCTCAATGAAGGCACACTTGTCTCAACTCTATGAACATGATCCACCCAATGATCATTTGGACATAACTCTTCTATTTTAGCTGGAACAACCAAATTCGGGAACCTCCAATTCATCTGATATGCATCCACCAATTTTACCAACTCTACATGTATAGGATCTAACCCTGTCTTCTCCGTCGCAGGAGGAAACCACTCTGACGGCCATCCTTTTATTCTCATAGGGAATACGTTAGCTGCATGAACTATTCCCTCACTCAACTTTGGATATGCTATCATAGCAGTCCCTCGGGACACCAATACTGGATTTCCTTCTATACGCTCTATTGTATGTGTCCTAGAAAACTCCAACAAAAACCGCCGTTGCGCTGCATCATACGTCTCTCCTTTATGTCTAAAGATGTAATGTCTACCACCTTTTATTGCCTTAAAATCGTAATACAACACAGCCTCCCCATCATCTGTCACACTTTTCTGTATATTCTCATGTTTCGCGATGTATCGAACCATACTATCTTTGTCCTTTGCCCACATTTTCAAAGACGTTTTTCTTTGTAGCAATTCCGTGGAAGGTGTCCAAAGCGGGGCTTCCTT